CTTCGACGTGGTTGCCTGGATGAAGCAGGAAATGCGGACGATGCTGGACGAGGAAATCGCCCGGGCGATTCTGATCGGCGACGGCCGTGACGAGGATTCCGATGACCACATCAGCGAAGATCACATCCACAGCGTCTTCCATGATGACGATGACCTGTTCGTTGTCCGGAAGCAGTACACCGCCGTGCAGGGCGAAGAGAAGGCCAAGACCCTGATCAAGTTGGTCCGCAAGGCCTGGAAGGACTACAAGGGAAGCGGCAACGCGACGGCCTATCTGTCCGAGGATACCCTGAGCGATCTGCTCCTGCTGGAAGACAGCTTCGGCCACTTCCTGTATCCGACCAAGGACGTTGTGGCCAGCGTGCTGGGTGTGCAGAACATTGTGACCGTGCCTCCGATGGCTGATCCTTCCACCTATCGCGTGGACGAGGACGACGAGACCAAGGGCTACCGTCCTTTGATGATTATCGTCAACATGAAGGACTACAACGTGGGCGCCGATAAGGGCGGTTCCGTCAACATGTTCGAGGACTTCGACATCGATTACAACGCTCAGAAGTACCTGATCGAAACCCGGTGCTCCGGTGCTCTGGTCCGTCCTTTCTCCGCGATTGTCATTGAGGAAGCGTTCACGATCGAGACCGAGAGTGAAAGCGGCGGCAACTAATTCAAAATGGAAGGATGAACCGAAATGCCGAAGTTTTATGACGCAGTAGGTTATGCCGAGGAGAGAGAAGGAACCGGAGAGAGGGAAGGGATTATCGAGGACGTTATCGTTGAGAAATACAGATACGGTGACGTTCTTCGCAATACCAGGAAATGGGAAGGCGGAAGCGATATTCTGGACAATCTCCGGATTAACAATCAGATCAGCATTATGGCCGAAGAATACGACTACGCGCATTTCGGAAGCATCAAATATGTAAAGTGGATGGGGAACCGCTGGACAGTCACCAACGTGGAGGTTCAGCGGCCCCGTCTGCTGATTACGATCGGAGGCGTGTACAATGGCCCGACGGCTTGATCTACATCATCTGCTTCAGGAGACATTTGAAGGCGCGACAGGACTCAGCTCAAAAGGCCGAGTCTTTTTTCAGCCCGGTTCCGACACGAAGCTCAGCTATCCGTGCCTTTTATACAAGCTAACCGATATCCCCGTAGACCGTGCGAACAATTCTCCCTACAAGATCGAGCATTCCTATGATCTTACGGTTATTGACCGTGATCCAACAAGCCCACTTCGGGAAGCAATTGTCCGCCTTCCACTGTGCCGGTTTACGCGCAGCTATGAATCCGACGGTCTGCATCATTATGTTTTCCGAATTTACGAATAATTTAGGAGGGTTATACTATGCCTACTACGAAAGCTTTGCACTGGGATGGAGCCGGTGAAAAAAAGTATGAAAATGGTGTAAGCAAGGGCGTTCTGTATCTGAAGAACAATGACACGCCCGCTAAGTGGATCGGCTATGCCTGGAACGGCCTGACCGCTGTAACTGAGAGCCCTGAAGGTGCCGATAAGACTGACCTGTGGGCTGACAACATCAAGTATGCTTCCATGCGTGCTGCCGAGACCTTTGGCGGTACAATCGAAGCCTATACCTATCCGCCCGAATTCGAGCGCTGCAATGGTGAAACGACGCTGTTTACCGGCGCCGTGATCGGCCAGCAGGCCCGTGAAGTGTTCGGTCTGTGCTATCGTACTGAACAGGGTAATGACGAAGCTGCCCTCGGTACCGTTGCCGCCGGCTACAAGCTGCATCTGGTGTACAACTGCACCTGCTCTCCCTCTGAGCGTGCATATGAGACTATCAACGACAGCCCCGACGCGATCACCTTCAGCTGGGAGTTTGACTCCACGCCTGTGCCCGTGAACGTCGGCGGCGCCAAGCCCACCAGCGTGATCACCGTGGACAGCACGAAAGCTACTTCCACAGGTCTGACCGCGCTGGAAAATGCTCTGTACGGTACCGACCAGACGGATCCCTATCTGCCGGATCCGGAGACCGTCGCTACCCTGCTGGCCACCACCTGAGAGTAATCAAAATGGAACCCATGAGGCCCTGCAGTTACGCGGGGCCTCTTCTTTTTCTTTTTGCGTAAATTTGAAAGGAGTAAATAAAAATGGTTAAAAAGACAGTTACTTTTCCGGACTTTGAAGGCAAAGAGGTCACCAAGGACTTTTATTTCAACCTGAGCAAGATGGAGTTTCGTGTCCTGGATCGGAAAATTCCGGGAGGGCTTCAGAACATGATCGACCAGATCATGAAGGAGAAGGATGAGGATCGGCTTATTGATTTGCTGGACATCCTCATTCTTGAAAGCTACGGAGAGAAGTCTGAGGACGGACGTTTCGTCAAGGAAGACCGGTATGGCCGCAGGCTGTCAAGCTTTTTCAAGATCAGCGAAGCCTGGGATGTGCTTTTCATGAACCTGGTTTCGAATGAGAACGAGCTTCATGAATTTCTGATGGGCATCGTTCCGAAGGACGTTGCTGAAAAAGCCGAGGCAGAGTCCGCCAAGACGGAAGGCACGCTGACGCCGGCAACCACGAACGTTACACCCATGCCCTCGAAATAAAGTTCTGGAAAGGAGACCGGGCTTATGCTGAAGATTATGGTTCCTTCCGGGGAGCTGTATGACGAACGGACAGAACGGTTTATCACGGTGAACGGACGAGAGCTGCAGCTTGAGCACAGCTTGGTCTCCATTTCTAAATGGGAAAGCAAATGGAAGAAGCCGTTTCTGAGCGGCGCAGCAAAAAGCCGTGAGGAGACCATCGATTACATTCGCTGTATGACAATCAGCCAGAACGTTGATCCGAATGTATTTCTCGGGCTGTCGGAAGCGAATATCGATGCCGTTAACCGGTATATTGACGATCCGATGACGGCGACAACTTTTAAAAACAGCCAAAAGAAGCCGAATCGTCAGATCATTACAAGCGAGATCATCTATTATTGGATGATCAGTCTTGAGATTCCTATGGAGTGCCAGAAATGGCATCTGAATCGGCTTCTGACTTTGATCCGGGTTTGCGATGAAAAGAATCAGCCCGGAAAGAAGAAAAGCCGGAAAGACGTCATCGCTGAGAATCGGGCACTGAATCAGATGCGGCGGGCCCGTACCGGTTCCCGCGGATAAGAAAGCGGGTGACACGGGTTGGCGCTCATTAAGATCAAGCATAAGGGAAATTTCAATAAAGCGGAGCGGTTCTTTAACCGTGTTCTGAAGCGCGATTATCTGAATATTCTCGAGCATTACGGACAGGTCGGCGTTCAGGCACTTCGCAACGCCACGCCAAGCGAAAGCGGAAAGACCGCCGACAGTTGGGATTTTGGAATAGAGGAAGGCAAAGGAACCGTTACCCTTTACTGGACAAATTCAAATGAGAACAAAGGCGTCAACATCGCGATTCTTTTGATTTACGGTCACGGACTTCAAAATGGAAGCTATGTTCAGGGAGTTGACTTTGTGAATCCTGCCATGCGTCCAATCTTTGAAAAAATTGCAGATGAAAGCTGGAAGGAGGTCACAAGGTAATGGCTAACAACACAGATACCAGGATTGTCCAGATGCAATTCGACAACAAGGACTTTGAAAAGAATATTGCCACCAGCGAGAAATCGCTTGAAAAATTCAAAGAAGCCCTTGATTTCGAACAATGCGAAAAAAGTCTGGAGGATTTCGAGGACGCGACACGGAAGCTGACCTTCGACCAGATGGCCAGTAACATTCAGAAGCTGGCGGATAAATTCACAGGGCTGGGAACCGTCAGCGAATACGTGCTCAGCCAGGTCCGCCATGGGCTGGAGAGCGCTGCCGCCAAGGCTAAAGCGTTTTTTAACAGCATGACAATTGATCAGGTTAACGAAGGTTTCAACAAATTTGGTCAATTGAATAAGAACGTTCAGACGATTATGTCTGCTACCGGCCGGTCTGAAGAGGACGTATACACGGTGTTGAAGCGTCTGAATCAATATACTGACCAGACAAGCTATAGCTTTACGGACATGGCGGCCAACATCGGTAAGTTCACTTCTGTCGGCATCAATCTGGAAGACGCCGAGAAACAGATGGAGGGTATCGCCAACTGGGCAGCCCGATCCGGTGGCGGTATCCAGGAAGCCAGTCGGGCCATGTATAACCTGAGTCAGGCCATGGGCGTAGGGGCGCTTACTAAGATCGACTGGAAATCCATCGAGAACGCCGGTATGGCGACTAAGGAATTCAAGGAACAGCTGATTCAGGCGGGTCTTGCAGCCGGTACGCTTGTCAAGCAGAACGGCAAAATTATGACCGACAAATCACTTGGTAAGCAGGTGGAGGTTACCTACCAGAACGTTGCCGAGACGCTGCAGAAGAGATGGGCGACGACTCAGGTCATGCAGAAGTCCTTCATGTCGTACTATTATGAAAATATTATGTATGACGAGGAGCTTGAAAAGGCAATTGAACTTTCTGACGATCAGATTAAGAGCTTTAATAAGATTTTCGAAGATTCCAAAGCGATCACGGAACAAAACTGGAAAGACCTTTCCGCGTCGAACGGATTGGATGATAATGCTAAAAGTGCCGAGTTATATGCGGCGGCCTTAAAAAAAGCAGCCGATGAAGAAGAGAGATTCGGGCGAGGAAATATCGATCTGAATAAGCGCAAGGTCGTTTTTAATTCAGACGGATCAATCAGTACTGAAAGAAGTTTTAGTGTCAATGTAGACGGTAAAGAAATTCTTCTTCCAACTGTCGTTGAAGGTAAAATTGTAAGCGAAGATGAAGCAATTCAGCATTACTTTGAGACTGGAGAGCATCTTGGCATTTTTGATACGATAGACGAAGCCACTGCTTATGCCGACAAATTACATAATGAACAGGATAAGTATTACAGTGATTTGCTAAAAACAGCGTCTCTCGGAGATAAAATCTCTTTAACCACAAATGAAGCCAAAGAATCGGCGATTGAGGCGGGTCTTGCCTTGGGAACCATCACTGAGGTCGGAGTAAAAAACGGCAAAAAACTGTATAAAACGTCCGAATCTCTTGGAAAGTCTGTCGAATTCACTATCGACGAATTCGAAAAAGGTCTGAAGGGAAACTGGCTCACAAGAGATGTTGCTAAACAGGTTTGGGGTTTTGATTCCCTTGCTTTGTCAGCATACGAAGCTGCTCAAAAATGCACGACCTTTACCGATGTATTAAATGCCTGGAAGGACCAGCTGAGTACCGGCTGGATGAACAGTTACAACCTTATATTCGGCGAATTGTCTGAAAGCATGGAACTGTTCAGCAACATTTGCAATAAGGTAGGTGCGGCGCTGGATGACTTACTGTCCTATAGAAACAAGCTGCTGGAAATCTGGGGGAACGGCGGAGGCCGCAATAACCTTTGGAGTCTGATCGTTGGAGAAGTTACGGACGAAGGCGAAGTAATCGCTTATGAAGGCGCTTACGGTTTTCTTGACGCGCTGATGGATATCGGCGGGCTCATCAAGGAAGGCTTCTGGAATATGATGAAGCTTTTTGCGCCTGACGACGTGCTTGCCATG